GACGCAAGTAAGTCGCGGAACGGAGCGTTCATCCTATGCTATTTCTCAGTTTACTACTCGCTACTCATGTCCCATCTTCAGATTATTTAAAGTGTGAGGACTTTGAGTGGTTATCTCAAGGAATATTAGAGTCCGAACTTTTTAGTCCATCTGAAAAGGTCGAACTTATCTTTAAATGGATGGATCATACTGATCCTGTATGCTTTTCTTTAGAGGCATAGGACGCAAACGACTGAAGGAACGGGAGTTAATTCACCCATTCTTTTAGGAGTAAAATCATGAACACACTTAACCTCATTCGCCAGCAGATCCAAAAGGCATCTGCACTTCATGATGCACAAATTCACATGACATCCTATCGTGGTGTCAAGTATGAGTGTAAGCAAGGAGTCGATGAGACCCACGGTACATTCTGTTATCGTGGTCACACTTATAATAAGTGAGTTACTTGTAGACAGAGAGGGTTGACACCCTCTCTTTTTTTCGGTATAATTAGTATAACCGCAATCTAACATGGGAATGTTTGATACGATTAGGTCTTCCATTGATTTGGGTCCTAGTTTTTGGCATAGAGATTTACAGACAAAGGATCTTGAATGTTCAATGATGACATACTGGATCGATCCTGCTGGTCAGTTATTTGAGATTGATTATTCAGGAACTCAAGATTTTGAATTGAATGGTGCGATTGGTTGGGATGCAGTTCCTAATGGATCTCATGGTAAAGTTAAACCAGTTTACATAACTAGAACCATAGAAGTTTATCCTTCCAAATGGGATTGCCACTACGCAGCATTCCCAAGAATAAACATTACATTTATTGATGGAGTATTACGTAAATGAAAAGGATTTTAGCAGCGTTAGCAGCATCTCTTCTTGCTACCCCTGCACTTGCGGACCATACAAAAGGTCACATTAAAGGATACAATTCTATGGATTCCATGGGTTGTATGATAGTCAGGGAATGTACAGATGGAGTCAAAGAGGTATACAGCATTCTTGATATTTCTTCTCAGTATCCCAATACTGATGAGTATACTCCTTTTGCTGCTGAGTTTAACAACATGCTCTCTTCCCTTAATTCAATCGGAGTTAAGGTGTTTCTAGCGGATAGTAAGTATTTTCCTGTGATGCACCGTGGTGTATACCATACTGTAACTAATAACTTCTATCTCAACAAGAGATACATGGATGAACCTGGCACACTAATGATGGTAATGCGTCATGAAGGATGGCACGCTGCTCAGGATTGCATGGCAGGTAGCATCAAGAACTCGATGATCGCTATCATTATGCCAGAAGAGAAAGTGCCCATGCTTTGGCGCACGTTAGCAGAAAGGACGTATCCTAGTTCTGCAGTTCCTTGGGAGGCAGAAGCACAATGGGCAGGTAGAACTGAAGGTATGACTATGAAAGCACTTGAATCGTGTGCTTCTGGTACAATGTGGACTGACTACGAACCAACACCACTGACTCGAAAGTGGTTGAAGGAAAATGGATTCCTCAAGGGGGGTTGACAAATGGGCATGGATCGAGTAAGATTAAAGGAGTTGCTTAAAGAACTTAAGCGACTGGTGAGCGAGATTGAATCAGAAGTTTATTCTGATGAGACATCGTATCTTTCTTATGATGACATCACAAAATGCACCCCAATCTTTGACGATGATGATGGGTATCCTGACTAATGCATGGAGATTGTGGAGTTATGCACTCGGACGAAAAGAAGGACGAAGTGACAAAGAGGCGAATATCGTTGCTGGTATACGCACTCTTATACTTCTCACTTATTTTGTCACTAACTGTTTCATTGTTGCAAACGCAGTAAGACATTGGAACAATACAGGTACAAACGTTTGGATTTGTGCCGACAAACCTCGCGGCGGTTACTATTGTAGTCGTCGCTGACTGGAGAGTTGGTCGAGTGGTTTATGGCACTGGTCTTGAAAACCAGCGAGGGTCACACCTCCCAGGGTTCGAATCCCTGACTCTCCGTTGTTAGGTGGTTATCACTACCTAACATTTGTATACTTTTTGTATACATATATTACAACTGTCACATGTGCCAGTTGGATAACAGCACCAATGCCTCAATTACTCGCAACGGGATCTGTTATGATTAGCAAGCGTTGGAAGTCGATCCAACCGACATCTGTGGGTAACCATTCCACAAGTAAAAATTCTACGAGGTATTTTCAAATGATTAAATCCGCATTCGCAGCTCTGGCTGCTGCTCCCCTTTTCGCTGGCGCTGCAATGGCAGGTCCTTATGTGAACGTTGAAGCTAATTCTGGTTTCAGCGGCAGCAACTACTCTGGCACCACCACCGACCTTCACGTCGGTTACGAAGGTGCTCTGGGTGAGTCCGCTTCCTGGTACGCTCAAGCAGGTCCTTCTATCGCCACTCCTGATGGTGGTGAAACCAGCACTGTTTTCTCTGGTAAGGCAGGTGTTGGCGTTGCTGCTACCGAATCCCTGGGTATCTATGGTGAGATCTCATTCGCTACCGTTGACGGTGGTGACAACAACTATGGAACCAAGGTTGGTCTGAAGTACTCCTTCTGATCTCTGTTGGGGGTCTTATGACCCCCTTTTTTTATGAACTTTAAAAAGAATCTATTCTGTTGTGTAAGCAGTCCAGTTTGTCATTTAGTATTGATAACTTTTGGGTCTCTTTGTTTTATTCAATTGATACACACACATGCTCACCATAGTATGGAAGTAGATACTGATTCTTATGTTCGCAATTTTTGCAAAAAGAACATAGACGAATGTAAACGCATCGTCAATGATCTGGGGGGTTGACACCCCCCTTTTTTATTGGTATACTTGTTTGAAGTTACCCCTGGAGGTCATGGAAGTCATTCTTTATTCAAAAGATAATTGTCAGTGGTGCGACCGTGCCAAGATGTTATTTGATAATTTATCTGTTAAATACACTGAGTATAAGTACGAAAAACACTTTACTAAGAAAGAGTTTTACGCTGAGTTTGGTGAGGGTGCTACGTTCCCTCAGATTTCTATTAACACCAAACACATCGGAGGATTCAAAGACACACTGCATTACCTTCAAGAAAACGAACTTATCTAATGGAACCCACCGAAGAAATTTACGTCCTCGTCGAAAAGTCAATCGATGCTGCCTTTGACGGAAAGTTTCTATTTAATCTCTACACATATGTGAAATCATCTAAGTTCACTCGTAGAGAAGTGACCGCATTTATTGAAAGTCCTACTGCTGTCAGTATTTCTAACATCGTACTGGAGTTAGAACTTTACATTAAGGGTAAAGATAAAATCGCAAAGGAAGCATACGGTCATCTTTCAAAACCACAAGCAAGAAAGATTAAGGACTATCTTTACAAAATTCTCACAGACGCATGGAAGTATGAAAAAGAACGAAGACCAGGAAGAAAACCTGGAACCACAATCAAAAAGCGAAAGTCAGGAATTGCCCATAAATAAAGGTGATGAGTTCATGCGTCTTAGGAGGAAGAAACCTAACTTACCCATAGAGGATAAATCCCAGGAAGGAGACAAGAAGATGACGACAGCAGTTATCCTAGTATTTTCCACGTTATTTACGGTTGGAAGCGCACTAATTGGATTTTTATTTGGATGGTTTGGTCATGCATATTTCACTACGTTTATGGAGACCTTAGCAAATCAGGAGGAGGAAGAGGAAGTCACCTTTACACCACATCCAGAGATGATGGATGAAGATGGCAATACTATTCCATTCCAAGTTGCTAAATTAATTAGCGTAGAGTTTGATCCTACAGACGCCTTTGATTCTGATCCATTCCCTGACGACTAAATAAAACACACGACACTTTGTATTACTTATGAAACTCTTGATTTCTGAAGTTATTAAAAAGGCATCTAATGCCAAGACCAAACAAGAAAAGATTAAAATCCTTAGGGATAATAATTCACAAGCACTTCGCTCCATTTTGAAATGGAATTTTGATCCTAACATTAGTTCTGATCTTCCTGAAGGTGAAGTGCCATTTAATAGAAACGATGCTCCTATTGGTACAGAACATACTGTTCTTGAAAGGGAAGCACGTAATCTATGGCGATTCATTAAAGGAGCAAATACCCTTTCTCGCATGAAGAGAGAGCAACTGTTCATTCAACTCCTGGAAGGACTTCATGAGTCAGAAGCAGACATTGTATGTCTTGCTAAGGACGGTTGCCTTCAGACAAAATTTAGAATTACTCATGCCGTAGTTAAAGAAGCATTTCCTGAAATCAAATGGAGTGAATAATGGTTAGTATTGTCAATGAAGACAGAGTGATTTATATGATTGAAAAGTGCATTCAGGAGGAGCACAATGTCCAAGAAACTTTCCACAGAGTCCGACTAT